TTATCGCCCTGTCCGAAAAATGGGGACCACCTCTGCCTTCACCTGATAAAATCGCATCATAGCCTCCTGCCTCGACCTGCATACGCGGAGCTGGTCGGGCCATACGCATTCGCCCCACGGCATCTGCTGGCGACTATATGTCTGGATCAGGACAGTTTCAGCGGCCATAGCGAATCTCCTTCCTTTATGTTCCTATTATGTTCGTGCCGATTCGCGAAGGCGTTTTTTGCATGGGTGATATTTTGTCGGTTTTTCTAACTTTTTCTCTTGCATAATTTGTCGGCTTGTCCGACATTGTTCCCATCACCAACACGGAGATGGGAAGTGGAAAACACACCGACCCTGTTTCGATTTGAGGGCAAGCCGCTGAACGTCCAGACGGACGAGAACGGTGATCTTTGGTTTCATGCTGGCGATGTCTGCCGCGTGCTTGAACTGAGCAATGTCACGATGGCCCTGCGCGTTCTGGATGAGGACGAAAAGGGTCTAAAGAGTATTGAGACCCTTGGCGGGAAACAGGAAGTAAACTGCGTCACCGAACCCGGCATCTACAAACTGGTATCCCGCAGCCGCAAACCGGAAGCAAAGCGCTTCGACCGCTGGGTTCGGCATGAAGTGCTTCCGACCATCCGAAAGACCGGCACCTACAGCACCACTCCTGCCATCGACCTGAACGACCCCGCTTTCCTGCGCAGCACGCTCCTGACCTACACGGAAAAGGTGATTGCTCTCGAAGCCGAAAAGGCAGAAGCCGCGCCGAAGCTGGAAGTATTCGAACGCCTCGCCAACAGCAAGGGCCGTACGAACCTGCGCGAAGTCGGCAAGGAACTTCAGATTGGCTCCAAGCGCGGCATCGAGTTTCTGCGCGAGATCAAGTGGACGTTCCGCGATCAGGCCGGACGCTGGAAGGCATATTCCGGCGCAGTCGATGCAGGTTACATCGAGATGAAATACACCACCTATACAAACAGCGCAGGCGAAGAAGTCAGCACACAGCAGGTATTCATCACACCAAAAGGCATGACGCGCCTGGCTCATCGTCTGGGGATGCAGTAATAATGGAAACGAGCATGAACACACAGGTCGAGCAGGAGACTGCTCCCGAAAATAACCCCGCACAGATTACCCTGCTCAAGATCCGCGAATGGGGTGCGTGCGCAGATATTCCTCCCCTCCCCGACAATCACCTGACCAGCTTCGTGGGCATGGCGCTTCTGATCGCGATGTTTTTGGGCACGTCGTTTTCGCATTCACCATTGTTGCAATGCCCTGACGCATTCGGGCCACCGGGATTGCGGTCCCGGCAGTCTGGCCGCGTTGGCCGAATATTTGCGATAGGGGATTGAAAAATGCCTGACAAAAACTGGATTGACCAGAATATGACCCAAGATGATTGGGACGATGCCGACAAGCTGCATGCGATGAAGAAGCTGCTTGAGGGCACCATGGCACAGGTCGCTGAGTTCAAGTTGAGCGACGGAACTATATTGGACAGCCTGAACGCGATTGAAGATGACCTCGATACCATCAAAAAACTGATCCGCGATTTTGATAGCATCGTGGAGCAGCGCATTCGCGATCGGCAGTCCGCCTCAGCATTCGACCGCGCGGACATGCGCCGGTCCGAGCGTTTGGAGTGCGCGGCATGATCCTGCTCACAACCCACCAGCGCGTGCGGATCAACCGGCGCGTAATGCAGAACCATGCCGGGAGGAAGGGGCTGTGATGTATCCGGGAGAAAAAGCCTTCGAATCTTTTGAGGAGAAGTATGGTGCTGATGCAGCGACAGAGGTTATGGAGCGCATCGCGGATGCTATGTGGGACCAAAAAGGCGATGATCGTCTGATAATCAGCAATATTCATACTATCAATGCCTGTAATCATGTTGCTGATGGTGACATAGAGCATGAAGGGGAATGGTTTTCGTTTTCGATCGAAAGCGGGGATCGTAATGGAACAGTAATTCATGGCTGGGGGCCGCGCTATGAAGTCTCCCCCTACAAACCGGAACCGCCTGTTATTTACGACATGGTGCCACGTGATATTGGCCTTGAATCGCACCGTCCAGAAATGTTCAGGGTTTATCTGCATTGGCGCAATACGGAATGGTTCAAAGAGATGTGCCGGTCTTATAATTATGACCGGTACGTTCAGCCCGGCGGCAAGACTGAAGAATATTATTCCGACAAAGCACAAAAACGTGGATTGAAATTCATTCCAAGAGAAGATGCGCAAGAACGTATTGACGCATTCAGGAGCGCCGGATAATGCCCCGTCCCGAATATAACCCCATTGCCCACGACCTGATCCTGCGCCGCCTCGCATGGGCGAGTGGCGATGATCGGGCATTGATTGCCCGCGCTGACGCACCTCGCACTCAGTATGCGACCGCTGTGCCGCCGTATGGGGTTTGGTTCTGCCCGGATGGAAGTCGTGTTTCGGTGGGAGGGGTGTGATGGATATCCTCGCGACAATCAACAAACTCTATGCCGAGCAGATCAAGGACGATCTGACGCGGTTCACGTCTAGGCTGCTGGCTGCGCGAGCGCCGGGTGCAGATGTGGATGCCGAAGCCATCGAACTGATCGAGGCCATGGAGGCATTGGAAAAATCACTGAAAACTTCACGTGGAATGCTGAGGGATGCCGAAGAGGCCGAGATGCAGGAGAATGGCACGCTCTGGTTTGAGAGCGAGAACTATGAAGCCGGACTGTCTCGAAAGGCACGCCAGCCGATCATAACTGACGACGCCGCCCTGCGCGCCGGTCATCCCGAACTGTTCGACCCGCAGCCAGACAAACTGAACCGGTCGGCACTGATAAAAGCCCTGAAAACAGGTGCGCATATTAACGGAGCCACGTTGAGCAACGGGGGGGGAATGTCTCTGGTGATCCGTGGCAAGAAAGGCAAAGCGGCATGAATGCGATCACGACAACCCAGGGCACTGGATTTGCCATTGATGGCATGCAGGGGGCGATGAGCCTGGCAAAGGCCATGTCCTCTGCCAAAATGGTTCCGCAGCATCTTCAGGGCAGTCCGGGCGACTGTCTGATGGTCATTGAACAGGCCATGCGTTGGCAGATGTCGCCGTTTGCTGTGGCGCAGGCTTCTGCCGTGGTGCGCGGGAAGATGTGCTTCGAAGGGAAGCTGGTCGCCGCCGCCATCCAGACCAGTGGCGTTTTAGAGGGGCGATTTCACTACACGTTCTCTGGTGAAGGGCAGTCCCGCAAGGTAGAATGCTCGGGAAAGATCCGTGGCGAGAGCCAGCCCAGAACCGTTGAAGTCACGCTGGCAAGTGCCGCTACCGATAACGTGTGGTGGAAGAAAACCCCCGATCAGATGCTGACCTATCACGCGGCCCGCGTATGGGCGCGACGGCATACACCTGAAGTGATGCTGGGGGTTTATTCACCTGATGAATTTAATGATGTGCCTGCGCGTGACACATCTGCGATTGACATCACCCCCGAGCCCCAGCGCCCCACCACGCAGGATCGGCGACCTACCGATTACGTGGCGATGTTCGATGCGCGCCTGGCGCAATGCACGGATATCGAAAGTGTCGATTTCCAGTGGAAGAAATGGAAAAGCACCGTCGAAAAAGCCAAAGAGGCCGGACGCCCCATCAGTCCAGATATGGTTGAGTGCATTCAGGCCATGATTAGTGAGCGGATGGCGCACATGCAGGAACGCGAAAACCAGATCGCAGAAGAGCAATCACGGGTTGATGCGGTTGAGGTTCCGGCATGAGTTGGAAAAAGGAGCGGTCACGGCCACCTCGCAAGTTCATTCAAGGTGATGTTTTGACCGATGTATTCGCCGCGCTTATGGCGTTTCTGGATGATGATTTATGGTTTTTTTATTATAGACACTTAATTCATGCAAAAGCCCTAAGAAATATGTCACTCGCTACCCTGAATGGCATGATCCTGCGTGGCAGCATCAAAAGCGCACATATCAATCCTGATTGGATTTCTTGGGAACGTGATCGGTTTGCAAAGCTGGATCACAAAATCAAGTCAGAAATATTGTTTGGTGATTCGAAATGATCCTTTTCTTTGATACGGAAACGACGGGCATTCCGAATTACCGTCTGACATCATCCCATGAAGCGCAGCCCCGCTGCGTGCAGCTTGCTGCGATACTGATGGAAAGCAGTGGCGTCGAACGCGCCAGCATGAATGTAATGATCCGTCCAGAAGGATGGACGATACCGCAGGGTGCAGCCGATGTGCATGGCATCACCACCACGCTTGCCGAAATGTGCGGCATTCGTGAGGTTGTGGCGGCGGCTGCCTTCTATGACTTGACACAGCGGGCGAACCTTCTGGTGGCCCATAATATCAAATTCGATTTGCAGATCGTCAGCACCATGTATGCCCGCGCAGAACGGAAATGGCATCTGCCGTCCGGTCGCGTCTGCACGATGGAAAAAGCGGCCCCTCTGGTCAATTTGCCTCCCACCGAACGGATGCGTGCGGCTGGTATCGACAAACCCAAGGCGCCTTCACTGTCGGAATGTTATCGTCGTTTCTTCGGTGAAGAATTGATCGGCGCGCATGATGCCCTGGTTGATGTTCGCGCCTGTGCGCGCATATTTTTCCATATCCGCGATGGAGCATCATCATGATGATCTTCACCAGCGACGCGGCTGAACCCGTTGAAATACCCGACGCGCGCCAGCCATTGGGCTGGCCCATCTGGCTGCTTCAGGCAACGGCCCTTGCGGAGCGTGAGGGCGCGCATGAACTGAATGACCCGCAAACTGAGGCGTTGCGACTGGCATGGGATCAGGGAGAAAGCCCCCAGGATGCCGTTACACGCGTGATAGGGGCTGATTATGTCCAGTTCTGACGAACTTATCCACGATGCGCGACAGGTTGATTTGGATGAAGTGATTATGAAGAACGAAGAACAGTTCGTGATGGTGCGGCTGCCGCTGTCGGATATTCAGACGCGCGTTATTCGCATGGCGCTGTCGTCGTCAATGAAAAGCGATCAGGCGTTTATTCGTATGGTTCGGGAGGTCGGCACCCCCATCCCACCGTGCGCGGATGTGGAGACGTTCTTACGTGCGATCATGTCTGGAAAAGGTATTGTCACGGTGCTTGAACCGGGCATTAAGCATGAACCCCCTGCCGTGTTCGAGGATGTCCCCCTCGTCCGCCGCACCGACATGGAAGCGCAGGTTGCGCGCGTGGTGGCGGAGAAGGATGCGGAGATTGTGCGACTTCGGGGCGCACTGTCCCAAGTGGCCGACGCGCTGGCATACGAAATCAACGAGCATAGCATTGTCGATACCGTGTGGATCAGCCCCATAGAAACGATGGACGATTTCATTAACGCAGCCCTCAACGAAGGATCAGCCGCATGACCAATACGAAACTCGAAATCATCGGACCGTATACACCGGAGCATGAGGGGCCGTATTTGTTCAGCGGAGAAGAGTGTCTTGTGCATGGAACTCTAGGGACGCAGGCATTTATCAGCCGACCCGAAAGCGACAGGGGGTTTATTGTTAATACGTTCGACCTCATGAACGCCCGCGAAGTCCCTGTGGCGCGGGAGTTTTGGATTGTGAGGTATTCAAGCGGAACTTGTTGTGCCCACACCTCACTAGGCGAGGCGATAGCGGAAAAAACGCCGGGCGCAGACATCATCCACGTCCGCGAAGTCCTGCCGGGGGATGGGGAATGACCGAGGAACTGAAAAGCTGCCCGTTTTGTGGGGCCCCTGCTGAACGCCATGACATCGGGGACTCTGAACCCGATAATATAGGCGGCTCAGTTATCCAATGCACAAAATGCCTTTGCTCTACTCGCGTTATATTCGGGGAGAAGGAAGGGCTTTATGACGCATGGAACACCCGCACGGGGGATAAGTCGTGAATATGTATTACGTTTTTGACTTCCGAGAAGAGTGGAACTGCAAGCCTTATGTCACATTGTGGCGTCCCGATAATGCTGGATATTGCTATTCCATTCCGTGGGCTGGGGAATACACAGAACGACAAGTTATTGAGAAAGGACCCTACTATACACAACGCAAGTATCAGAAAAAAACTGCGGATTACACGGGTATTTGGGAGCGTGTGGCCGTTCGCACAGACCTTGCAAAACCGTTCTTTATCGCTCCTGCGCCCGGAATAATTGACGGCGATGTGGGTCCCGTAATTGCTAATACAGGGCAAATGAGAACGTACCTGCGCCGTTTGCGCTTCATTCTCCCAAAAGAAAGGATTGCAGCATGACCCAAGAAATAGACGCAACATGGTGCAGCAACCCCACATGCACGCATTGCGGAGATGAATGCGATGGCTGTTACGAAATCAGCCACGAAGATGGTGAAGAAACAGAAATGACCTGCGGTAAGTGCGGCGAAGATTACGTGGTCATGGCTAACGTCATGATCCGGTGGAACAGCCGCAAGATGAATGAGGATTATCCATGACCAACCCCACAAACTGGCCCGACCCCAACCGGCCCGGCGCGCCGATGTTCCCTGACCGGGAGGGATGGCATGTCATGGAGGGGATATGCGGCGGTCAAACAGCATTGACGCATTGGAACGGCAGGGAATGGGGCGGCGGCGAACAGGTCCGCAGCCTGAATACTTCGCCTGAACGGTATAGATACGTTGGCGCGGTTTATACGCCTGCGCAGGTGTCCGCATTGCTCGCAGCGGAACGAGAGCGGGTGATTACTGAGGCACTTCCAAAAATACTCATTGACCTGGCTGAATTGCCCGACCGAACCAGCCCAGACAATGCACCTGACCTGCTAATGGCGACTGCTCATGAGATTGAGACGCTTGCTCAAGAGAACATCCGCAACCTAGGGGCCGCATCATGAGGACGAGAGAAGAACACATAAACGACCTTGCTATCTCAATGATAGATGAAGGGGGGAGGAAAGAGGCATCGTATCGCTTCGCCCAAGAAACTATAGAAGAAGCCGAACGCCGGGCAGAACAGCGCGTGCGGGCGGAATACAGTGCGGAAATATCATCATTGCGCAATGGACTTTCGAAATGTGCCGGCCTTACAGATGGGTTTGCATCTCCGAATTGCAGCGTTTATTTTCTGTCTGAGGCCGTGCCGGAAGAGGTGAGGTTGTATATAGACCGTCTAAAAGCGGAGATCGCGCGGGATAGTGAGCGGTTGGACTGGTTGGCAGAATGCTGCATTCATGCGTATGCGCCGAAACAATATCAGAGAGGCGTTGGCTGCGGTGTTTGTCTCGTGAGTCATGTACCCGAAACAGATCGTAATTTACGCGCCGCCATCGACGCAGCACGGGAGGTGGGGTGATGTCGGAATTTGATACTGACGACACAGACAACATCATCTGCCCACACTGCGGATATGAGGACCATGCTTCGTGGGAGTCAGGGGGCGACGCAGATGAATTTGAGGAAAATTGTGAACGTTGCGGCGGCCTCATGCGCGTCACCCGTCATTACACCGTTTCCTATTCATCCGAAAAAATGGGGGCAAAACATGACTGACCCAAGGATTGAAGCGGCTGCATGGATGATAGGCTCGGTTAGCTACAGCACGCCCGGTGGCGATTGGGAAAAGCTGACGCCTTACCAGAAGGAGCATTATAGGAAGCTTGCTAAAATCGCTCTAGAAGCAGCAGACAATGCCGCTTGGAGGCCGATTGAGAGCGCACCGAAAGATGGCTCGCTGGTCCTTGTCGCAGTAAAGCACATTGGCTGTGATGTGGTGTCGTTCTGGGGTGCTGGCTGGAGAGAAACTACGAACGGCCTGATGCTGAGAGATAATCCCACCCACTGGCAACCCCTGCCCAAACCACCAACCACTTATGCGCCGGATAGCGCGCGATGACCATCACAGCCACATCCGTCCTCGCCAGCGTCAACAGCGAAGGGAAGCGCATCGACACGATGCTTCTACGGTATCCGCGATTTATCCATGCGGAGGAATTGACGCACCGCATAATCGAGACCCAGCCGGAATGCCTGTTTTATGAGGCCATTGCCGATGGGCTGATGTATTGCGACGATCTTTCGCGCAGTGCCTCCAGCAGCCGGGCTGTGCCTGTCCTGCGAATGATCGCGGATATTGAGCGCGATCCCGTTGCGCCCTCATTCTGGGGCGCCAACCAGGCGGGAATGCAGGCTAAGCAGGAACTGGCCGGCGCTGCGCTTCAGGCGGCGAAAGACTGCTGGAGCATGGCCTTTCGCGACATGATCGAACACGCTAAGGCACTGGCAAATATCGGCGCCCACAAGCAGATCGTCAATCGCATCCTTGAACCGTTCGCCCACATCAACGTGGTGGTGACGGCAACGGAATGGGATAATTTCTTCGCCCTACGCGATCATGCGGACGCCCAGCCGGAAATCCGTGCATTGGCGCAGGCGATGAAGATGGCGATGCTGGCCGCGCCAGTGCAGCATCTTGATTTGGGCCAGTGGCATTTGCCGTTCGTCTCCCCTGACGAAATCCGCGCGCATCAGGGCACCATGGACCCAACTGGAAACCTGCGGATCGTGTCGGCCGCCCGGTGTGCGCGCACGTCGTATCTGACCCACGATGGCCGAAAGTCGTCACTGGATGAAGATGTCGCCCTTGGCGAACGCCTGACGCGATCCCGTCCGTTCCACGCCAGCCCTTTCGAGCATTCTGCGTCACCCTATGTCCCCGGTTTCCACGACGAAACCGACCAACGCAATTTCCGGGGCTGGGTCCAGAACCGCGCCCTGATGGAGAAAGCAGCATGACCAATGAGCCTACACACACGCCATATCAGCGCGGTCGCAGGGCTGCCGAGCGCGGGGCGCTGAGGGCGGTTCCGGAGGATCTGAAGCGCGTTGTGCTCTTGAGTGACCCTCCTCAGTTTCCAGGGGCCGAATGGCTAAAGGGTTTCGACAGTATCTACGGAACTCAACGCACAGAAAACGCCACTGACGCACGCGGAGAACACTATAGGTCCGGGCAATTCCAAGCATGGGATGTGACGCGCTATCTGTCTGGCGATATGGCGCAAGCTTGGCAATATGTCTATCGGTGCGACCGAAAGGGATCTGGACAGGATGCAATTACCGATCTGCGCAAGGCCGTGGATTTTCTGGAGGATTGGTGCGCGAATGATGTTCCCGTAAGGGATGTTGAATCATATGTGAGGAATCGTGTGGCTTACCTGTTGTGCGATCACAGGGCAGTAGAAGGTTGGAAGGTTCCGATATTGAACCGGATCTTCATGGCAGACACATATGTGGGCCAGAACGCATCCGGGGATCAGTTCAATGGGAAATCCCTCGTAATGACGTCAGTCATTCCCGCCATCACTACCGAGATCACGCGGCGGGAGGCGGCATGATAACCCACATCCTCCATTATCCCGGTGGACTGACAGAACCGCTCGAACTGGTTTCGGAAGGTCCAGGGCGTGTGTTTATCCGTCGTAACGGAGAAATCGTCGTCGCTCAGGCCGATACGTGGCGCAGGCTCGTCCAGAGCGGTAGTGTGCGTGAGGTCGGGCATGGGTGAAATAATGAACCGGACTACGTCTCCTATTTCCGCATCAATCCAAGATGCCGTAAGAATGAGCGGCATCGGACGCACAACGCTTTATGGGCTTCTGAGCCAAGGGAAGATCAAAGCACGGAAATGCGGGCGCCGGACGCTGATCATGGTTGACAGCTTGGAAAGCTACATCAACTCCCTTCCTTATCATCAGCCGGACAGTCACCGAGCATCCGACTAAAGCACCAGTTTCCCCACTCCTGCATCATGGGCCGCCTACGTTCCAGCAAATCGCTGCGGGCATAGGCGGCCTCTACTTTATTGTCCTTCTCGTGAGCCAGGGCCGCTTCTGCCATCTCCCTCGGATAGTTGGTCTGCTCGGCGGCCCAATCCCTAAATGTCGATCGGAAACCGTGCGGAACAATGGGTTCACCAGTAATGTCATCCTTCCAGTGGATCACATCATCTGTGCCCATGCCGTTCATTCTTCGTAACATCATGGTCATAGCCATTAATGAAATAGGCTTCCCTCTACGTCCCGGAAATACGCATGAATCTGGCCCATTTTGGCACGGGACCATCATTCCTAAAACTGCCATAGCGTGCGACGAAAGCGGGACACGATGTGGGCGCTTCGCCTTCATCCGGGCGCCGGGAATGGTCCAGACGCGCGAATGTAGGTTCATTTCTGCCCATGTCGCCCCTCTCACCTCGCCTGACCTGGCTGCTGTAAGGATGGCGAACAGGAGGGCCCATCTCCCCATTCCCTCCCGCTTGGAAAGTTCGGTCAGAAAATCAGGTATTCTTTTCCACGGTAGAGACGGATAATGTTCTACGTTCCGTATGCTGGACTGAGACGGCAGGATCGTGGAAATACGCCCCTTCCACCGGGCCGGGTTTTCTTGTGTGCACCACCCACGTGCATATGCAGAATCCATTACGTTCTCAATGCGCCCCCGTAGCCGCGATGCCGTTTCTGGAATCTGGTGCCAGATCGGACGCAAAATGCGCAAAACGTGATCAATCGTCACATCCTGAACGGGTATATCTCCTATGGTCGGATATGCGAATCGTTCTAGGGTGCTGACCCATTGGGCGATATGTTTTTCATTTCTCCATCCGGGTCGTTTGTCCTCGATTAGCGCCTTGGCGGCATACCGGAATGTTTTCGCCGATTGAGGCTCAGGCGATTGGTTGACGCGCCGCGCCTCAATTGGGTCTATTCCCTCACGAATTAGCCCCTTGGCCTCAAGGGCCTTTATCCGTGCAGCAGCCAGAGAGATATCCGGATATGACCCCAGACCCATATCCCGACTTCGCCCCAT